AGCTGGTCTAGCATTGTTTGGAAACATCCAACTTATTTCTATGTTGGATTTGTCCATGAAGATTACTGGAATACCACAGAGAAAATTCTATACTATTATTTTCCATGATGGTGACATTGCTCCTCCAGTTGTTCTTAATCTAAAAGTTGATTCGTGTGAAGGTCAAACTGCACCAACCACTTGTCAAACTTATGAGATTGATTTAGGTATTCAGAAACTTTTGAATATCGGGGGAAAGACTGGCAACGACCAATCAGGCCATGAAGATTATTTATCAATCTTGACTGCGAGTGATCCTTCACGTTCAGACGATTATGGTTTGATAACCGATGGAAGCATCAGTCATTATATTGATTACGAAAGAAAACAGAGATCGGTTCGTTCAAGATTACCAGAACCAAATGAGAATAGGCCTGCGAATGAAAACTTTACACATCCATTCAATGATGGTCATCATGTAACACAATTAAGACTTGGGCCTATCAGAAGAAATGTTGATAGACATAAATGGAGAAAGTACGATTCTGATACAACTCCTGTCGCACCATACAGACCGCCAACTGGTTTGGGTGGATTGACTCAAACTATTGGTTTGGTTCATGGACTAGGACAGCCGGGGATGCAGATCGGAGAATTAAAAAATGAGAAGATTATTGACTATGCTTTATTTGGTGGATTGCAAACTAGGAAGGTCAAAGGAACAACCACTACCAGATTTCAGTCTCCAGCTGGAGCTCATTTTGATTTGACACAACAGATATCACCTATGCAAGATCAGTTTATGAGATTTTTTCACGATAGAACTATCAATAATGTTTAAAAATATCAAAAAAAACTAAAAAAGTATTATAAATATATCAATTAGTAGATAATAAATCTAAAAGGACTAGTAATTATGAGTGCAATAATCAATAATAGTTTTAGAAAATACAATGCAGATAACTTTATTACGTCTATCTCGACTAATAAAGTATACCTGATGATTGGAAAGAATGATCCGTGGGCGAATGCTGATCTAGGACAATATGTTGAAACTAGCCCTAGTGATATAGATGTACCCGTTCCAATTGATACAAGTGTATCTCAATACGTTCATTACAATGACATGATTGCAGCTAAGTTGATTAGTGCAACAAGTGTCTCCCATGTTTTGAAAAGAGTTGATTGGACATCTGGTACAGTCTATCCAGAATATAATCAGTATACAGATGATATCATTGATACAGATTTCTTTGTATTCACCGAAGCATTTAGAGTATACAAATGTATTAGTAACTATGGTGGAGTACAGTCAACGATTCAACCAACTGGAACATCTACAGGTATTATTGAAACCTCAGATAACTACCGATGGAAATTTATGTTTGAAGTTCAACAGTCCGATGTATTGAAGTTCGTAACTACCGATTGGATTCCAGTTAACTCTCCAGCAAATGTTTCTGCACAACCAGAACAAAAGGCAGTTGAAGATATAGCTGTTTCTGGTGCATTGGAACATATTGCAGTAACAAGTGGTGGTGCTCTTTATAAAACCGATACAGGTCAAGGACAAGCTGGTACTTCTACAAGTATCACACTTGCAGCTACTGCTTCTGCTACGGATGATTTATATAATGCAATGACTGTTTATATTTCGGATGGTGTTGGTAGTGGACAGATCAGAACGATTAGTGATTACAATGGAACAACAAAAATAGCAACAGTCACAGCTGCATGGTCAACTAACCCAGACGGTACAAGTATTTATGAAGTAATGCCTGCAATTACTTTGACACCACAAGCAGGTGATACTCCTCTTGGTTCTGGTGCAGTTGCAAGAGTTTCAAGTATTGCTTCTGGAGTTATCAAAAAAGTTGCAATGGTAAGTGTAGGAACAAATTATAGATTCTTGACAGCAGTTGTTACAAGTGGAATGGCAGCTGGTGGAACAGCTGCAGTACTTGCAGCAAGAACAAGTCCTCCAGGCGGACATGGAAAAAATGCTGTATCAGAATTAGGTGGCGCATTTGTAATGTTGAATATTCGTTTGATTGGAAACGAAGGTGCTGACTTTCCTATTGACGATGACTTTAGAAAAGTTCATCTTGTGGCAAACCCGACTGCTAGTGGTTCTGCTGCAACAGGTTCAACATATAACAGTTCTGAATTAGATCAAGATAGTGGTAGTATTATCTATACAGAATTCCGTGGCCCGATTGTTCGTGCATCAGATTCTACAGAAGACATCAAACTTGTTTGTGAATTCTAATTTAAATTAGATATAAATAATTAAAAAAATAAAAAGGTAAATATGTCAAATAACATTTCTATCAATACAAATCAAACACCTTACTTTGATGACTACGATGAAGACAAAGCGTTTCATCAGGTTCTTTACAAACCGTCATTGCCGGTTCAAGCTAGAGAACTATCTACTCAACAAAGTATTCTAAGAAACCAAATCAAAAGATTTGGCGACCATGTATTTAAAAATGGAAGTAAGGTAACTGGTGGTGAGCTTGTTTTAAATACTGATTATGAATATGTAAAACTGAAACCTCAATATAATAATGTTGATATAAATGTAACTTCTTTTACTGGAAAAACTATTTCTGGAAGTCAATCAGGAACAAAGGCAATGATACTCGGAGTATCTGCTGTTGATTCTGTAACTGGTGATCCTGATACAGTCTTTGTAAAATATATTACTGGTGGTGCTGAAAGTAATTCGGTTCAAGGTATCAATGTAACCAATACTGGTTCTGGATTTACTGAAGCTCCAACCGTTACGATTACGGGTGGTGGCGGTACTGGTGCAACTGGTGTTGCAGTTGTTAGTAGTGGTTCAATCATTGCTATTAATATTTCAAACAAAGGTCTTGGTTATACATCTGCACCAACTATTGCAATTTCTGGTGGTGGTGGAACTGGTGTAATTGCAGTAGCAACTTTGATAACATCACCAGCATTTCTCGGTGGTGAAAGAGTTGTTGCAACAGACCTAAGTGTTTCTGCAAATGTTGTTGACACCGCCCCAACATATATTCAAACAATCAAAGTAACAGCTGGTGGTTCTGGTTATACGTCTGCTCCAACTGTTACAGTCGCTGCACCTACGTCTGGTATTACTGCTACAGCAATTGCAACTATTACTGCGGGTGTTGTTACATCTGTTACGGTAACTGGTGGTGGGACAGGATACACTGCGAATCCTACGGTTACTATGTCGTTGCCTCCGGCCGGTGGTGTTGTAGCAACTGCAGCTGGACATCTTGCAACCCCAACTGGTAAGGGTAGTTCAGCATCTATTGCAGAAGGTGTGTTTTATATTAATGGTAATTTTATTAAGACACAACAACAAACAGTTATCTTAGATAAGTATTCAAACATTCCAACATATAGAATTGGTTTATCTGCTATTGAAACGATTGTCAACTCTGGTGCAGATACTACACTACTTGACAATGCACAGGGCTCTTCAAACTTTGCAGCTCCTGGCGCAGACAGACTGAAACTTGCATTGACGTTGAGTAAGTTAACACTTACCTCTGTTGATGATACAGACTTCTATGAAGTTCTTAGAGTTGAAGAGGGAATCAAAACAAAAGATATTAAAGTTCCAATCTATTCTGTATTGGAAGAAACTTTTGCAAGACGAACATTTGATGAGTCTGGAAGTTATACAGTTAGAGCTCACCAGATTCAACTCAAAGATCATCCAACAGACCCAACAAAATTTCTTGCAAGACTTGACCCCGGCAAATCATTTGTAGAGGGGTTTGAGTTTGAAACAATTGTTACGACTAACATTGAAGTTGACAGAGCAAGAACAACTGTAAACGTAAATAACTTTGATAGGTTGATGCAGTACGGAAATTATGTTGTTGCAAAAAACTTAGAAGGGCTATTTAATATTACAACCCATCAAGAGGTTGACTTACATAATGTAACATATTCAAGTATTAATAAAGGAACACCATCTTCATATGCAACTAGTAAAATTGGAACAGCAAAAGTAAGAAACATTGATTATGTTTCTGGTACTGGTACAGCACAGATTATTAATATGTACTTATATGACATTAAGATAACTAGTTCAACATTTGCATCTGTTGAATGTCTTCATGTTCCCGTTGATGCGACTGCGTCTCCTGTTGTGACTACTAGCTTATGTGAGATTGATAATACTGGTAAGGTAGGTGGTACTGCTGGTGGTGATGCTAAGTTATTTGAAACTTCTGATAACTCTTTGGTTTTCAAACTTCCACAAGATACTATTAATACTATCCGTGATGCAGGTTCAAATATTGATACTAGTTATACAACTAAAAGAGTATTTGAGAATGTTGCTTTTACAGCAGGCATTGCGACAATTTCAACTTCTGGTGGTTCAGAAACATTTGTTGGTAGTGGTGCATTAAGTAATACTAATAAAAGAGAAAATTATTTGACAACTGTTAAGGCTGTTGGTTCTTCTGGTCTTACACTTAATTCAATTGTAGCATTTGATGGTGGTAGTCAAACTGCAACTGTTAATGGCCCGAGTAATACTACTATCACATTTAATGCTAACATTGGTGGTAACTTTACAGCAGACATTATTGCAACAATCAATATTGATAGTAAACAGGAAAAGGCTAAGACTCTAGTTTCAAATCACGAAATGAAGTTTACCTCTCCAAACACAACAGCACTTTCATATGACCTATTAACAAAATCTGATATTTGGAAAATCAAAGCAATCTATGATTCAGAGTCTGCTGGTAGTGATGCAACGCTACCAACCCTAACGGTTACTAGTACAGCTGAAACTTTGACACCCGGCGAGACTATCACAGGTATTGAGTCTGGTGCTAAGGGAACTGTTGTTGTTGGTGCTAGTGGAACTACAAGTGTAACTTATGTTCCTACATCTGGAACTTTTATTGCTGAAAATGTTACTGGTGCAACTTCTGGATTTACTAAAGTGGTTTCTTCGGTTGCTACTGGTGATACTGATATCACGACAAGATATATTTTGGACAATGGCCAGAAAGATAATTTTTACGATCATGGTAGAATACAATTGAAGTCTGGTGCAACTGCTGCAACGGGTAGAATTTCTGTTGTGTTTGATTACTTCACACATTCGGGTAATGGTTATCTTTCAGTTGATTCTTATATTTCATCTGTTGGATTTGATTACGTTCCAAAATATATAAGTCCAGTATCAGGTAGTGAGGTTGAGTTGAGAGACTGTATTGACTTTAGACCTAGACGAGCTGATGGTGGAACTGCAATTCAAAATATTGAACTACCCGTTCCTAACACAAACTGGTCAGCAGATTATAGTTATTATCTACCAAGAGTAGATACACTTTTTGTAAGTAGAGAAAGAAAGTTTGGAAGCAATGCAGGTGTTCCATCATTGACTCATGTTCCCCCTTCTAAACTACAGGGAACAATGAATCTCTATACACTTTACATTCCTGCTTATACATTTAAAGCATCTGATGTTAGAACTCAATACATTGAGAACAAACGATACACAATGAGAGACATCGGTGCATTAGAAAAAC